TTACTCAATATAGGGGCAATTTAAATTACCTAGTGTTTTTTCTTCGTGTTTTCTTAATGAGTCGATCAGTCCTCCAGTAGGGTTTAATAATTTGTTCCATCGTTGTTCTTGTGCGCTTAAATGTTCAGCCATCTTAGCAGCTGGACTCTCAGCTAGCTGTTGGGTTATATCGGACACTTTATATAAATTCAACATTGTTATCCTAGGGATTTTTTATTCCCCAGTTCTTATAGTTTCCTATAAGTTCAGCATATTTCTTCACCCTGTTATACAAAGTATTGCCTATATGGTAATACTTTTTTTACTTCCTATATTTATAACTAAGTATTTTCAGTTGCTTATATATGAAACTATTCTTTCCTTATAGTCACGGGGAATACCTGCAAAATCACAGTATAAATTTGTCATATTTTCATCTGACTCCATAAAAGAATAAAATTCTGCTAAAAAATTATATATTAGCATATTATTATTTAGTAAAATAACAATTGACAAAACCATTGCCCATATATCATGTCTAGTTCGCTTTAATTCTTTTTCCAATACTAGTGAATTTTTAAATAATAAATTAGCGTTTTTATTTAATCTTGAGCCTCTATAAGTTAAAAAATCTAAATTATGTGCTATTTTATTTCTAAATTTCCTAGTCAATGTCAGGGCATCTAGTAATATATTGACTTTATTATCAAAATTTATCTCATTATTATTTAAATACTTCATATAACTAAAAAGATTATTTTTTTCCTTAGATTTTAAAAAAGAAAATAAATTAGTAGCATCAGAAAAACTTATATTTCGAAATAATATCCATGGTGGTATATGGTCTTTTGTTTCTCTGTAGAAGCTTGTAGGAGTATCATTGCTATTTTGACAAATACATTTAATGGTTTCAAGAGTTTTATACAGTCTTTTCTTTTTATAAGGATTACTAAACTTTCTATAGTTATTTATATCTAAATATTTATTTGCATCTTCTGAAAAACTGTTAGCGATTACATAAGAAAGAAGTGTCTTAAAGGAATTTTCAGCATATGTAGAATATTTAAAAAGAACACCTTGGATATTCTTATTAAACATATGTGTCGCACACAATAATTCTATTGTTATACCTTCTTTATATACTCCGTTTTCCATGTATATATTTTGATATCCATTAACAAGATCATAATAAGAAAAAGAAGATAAGGCCTCCATAGCAAAGTCATAGTCATTAATAATCAAATTGTATTCTTTCTCCAATTTTTCAACTTGTTGTTCAAATGTTAAAAAAGGTTTGTCCATTTTCAAAAGCTCCTATATCTTAAATTTAAATGCCAAAAGTCCCTGTTACAATATAATGTAACAGGGACTTTCTGAGCTGTCCATTTAAGTATCAGCTAGTTAACTTAGTTACATTATATTATAAAAATGAAAAATAGTCAATAAAATGGGTTTATAAAATTTCAACAATATCTCCAACTTTTATTACTTTATCCTCCGGTGCTTTTTTATTTGACATTTCATCTTTATTAATGTTAAGAGGTTTTGCAGTTTTTGTAGTTGTTTGAAATTGAGATAATGGGCTCATTAAAATATTAGTTGTTTTGAATTGGATTTTTTTGCAAACAGAAAAATGTTCATAAACAGTTACTAAAGACAAAGTAGCCTTAATTGAATCTAGTGTACCTAGACTATCACCTGTATTAGGGTCTATAACTTCAGGACCTTTTGCAATAACTCTTACCTCATCATTTTCACTAGCCCCATTACTTCTGCCATAATTTATTATTATAGAATACTCGTCTAATATTTCAATAACACGAGGATCATATTTTGACATCTCAATTCCTCCTTAATTAATAAATTTTATTATTTATTGTAGTTAATATAAAACTAATTATTTTCAATTAACTTTAAAAGAAATTCTATAAAGTATTTAACTACTTAGATGTTTTACTTCTTATATTTATAACTAACCATTTTCATCTGCTCTAATAAAGCATTGGCAAACTCTAATATCTCATCATCATCTAATTTATCAGCATCAAATCCCCCAGAGCCAAATATTTGGTGCTTATTTACATATGCACGGGCTTCATCTGCATTGGTAAACTCTTCAGGAACTAGATCTTTTTCTTTGCTATTTTTTTTTATAATGTTACTTTGATATGGATTTCTTATATCAGAAGCTCCCATCAAATAGTCTAGGGATACATTAAAGTATTCAGCTATTTTCTTTTTTATTTCATCATCAGGAGATCTATTACCAGTTTCATATTGGGTAATAGTTACCCTTGAAACTTTAAGATGGTCGGCTAATTCCCTTTGAAGTATTCCTCTTTCAGTTCTTAATTTTTTTAATCTTTCGCCAAAACTACTCATATTAAACCACCTTTCTAATTCTAATATAATCATAAAAGTTACTAATTGCAACATAAGTAACGATAAGAAACAAATTATTTAAAAATCCGTAAAAAAACATTGACAAGTAACATAAAGTAACATATAATTAAAGTAACAGATAGAAACACTGGAGGTGAAAATATGTTGGACAAAAGTTTAGAAACAATAAGGAGAGAAAACAATCTTTCACACAATGAGATTGCAGACTTATCAGGAATAAGTAGATCTTTTTATACTTTGATTGAGAATGGAAACAGGACTCCGTCTATTGGGGTAGCAAAAAAAATATCATTAGCACTCGATTTAACATTAGACGAATTTTTTAATGCTCTTGAGGTAACAAAACGAAACTCAGATAATCATACAGCATAATAATTAAATTTAAAGGAGGTGAGAATAGATGGACTTAAAAAAGAGGATAGAAGTATTGGAAAAAAAGGTGGCTGAACTTGAAAAGGAAGGTCAAGAACAGCCAGATATAGGATCAATTATTCAAGACATAAAAGAAGAATTAAAAATCCAATATGCTAAATCTTTTATTCCTGAGAATCCCTTTGGGGATTAAAGCCTATTCTACGAGCTGGCTTATTTGGATCTGATTTTGTTATGGTGGTTAATAAAAAACTTAATTGACTAATGTGCTGTATTAATTCAGTTTTTTTACCATTAACATACCCATAAAAATGGATTAGCGATGGATTGCTATATCCTATATCAGTTACATGCATTAAAATAGATTGTCCAAATGAGGCTAGCTGAATTGCTATTTCTTGATCATCATGAAGTGATGACTCAAAGTTATGGATGGATTTCATAAGAATTTCATATTGATAGTCTGCTAAACTATAGTCCAATCTCATCAAATCAGTATTAAACACTATTATCCCCCCTTTAGAATATTTTACCATAAAGGGCGTGGAAGGAAAATCCAGCATAATAATTATGACACAAAATTTAATTCAAAAAAATAAGCAAATATTGGAAGGAGGTGTAGGGAGTGGAAAAGGAAAAGTTAGAAAATGTATCTACAAAAGAATTGGTAGAGGAACTTAAGAAAAGAATAGGAGTTAATTTTACAGAAGTTCCTCCACATAGAGAAAAAAGTATTACTACTGTAGGACCATCAATAATCATAGAAGTTATAGATTAATAAATTCTTTTATATCTATAATTATCTTTTATATATTGATGATGGTATTGGCCTTTTGAAGTGGCATTCATTAGACCAGAGTGAATTGAAGAAGGAACATTATAGTAATCATAAGTTCCATTCCCTCATTCAATTTCTATATATTGTGTCTAGACAAATACATTATACCATATAAGGGAGTGGAAACAAGTGGAAATTTCAGAAAATATTAAAAAGTTGAGGAAACAAAATAACTTAACTTTAAGAGAATTAGCTAAAAAATCAGGACTTGCATTTGGAGCAATAGGAAATATAGAGAGGGGAGTGATAAAGGATCCCCATGTTAGTACAGTTATAAAGTTAGCACAAGTATTCAATATTACTATTGATGAATTAGTCGGTTATAGGACAAAGTAAGCAGTTCATATAAATAACAATGGAAGGAGGGGAGTCAATGAATGTTATAGTTCATTTACCAGATACAAAAGAGGGATGGGAATTGTTAGATGATAGATTAGCAGAATTTCATGCACAATTTATTATCAATGAAATAAACAAGCTCCCCTGCAATTATGAAAGGAAGCTTGAAATATTAGAGGGAGTTAAGAAAAGAATTGAAGAAGGGAGAGTAGATAAGAAATAATTATTAAACTTCTCATAGATAGAGAGGCTAGGAAAGTTTCTTCATTAATATAAGAATATCATAGTAGGAGGTGAAATTGAATGAATGAAAGTTACAGAAACATATACCAAATAGCTAGGAACAATGCAGGTTTCACTCAACTACAAGCAGCGGAATTGCTACACATAAGTGTAAGGACATTAGGATCATACGAGATTGGAGATGTAATCCCCCATGGAGACATGGTAGCTGAGATGGTAAAAATATATGATGCCAACTGGCTGGGATATGAACATCTGAGATTGTCAAGTAAATTAGGAAAACAAGTCTTACCAGCTATCAATATTAGCGACTTGGCCCAATCAGTTTTATCACTACAGAAAGAAAGTACAGATGTAGAAAATATAAAGCCATCAATGATTGAAATAGCTTCTAATAGTAGAGTGGACGAACATCAAGTAGAAACTTGGGAGCAGGTGATTAAAGAAGTATTTGAAATGGCAGGGGCAGCATTATCAGTAGTATTTTCAAAGTGAAAGGAGGTTCATGAATGGATATTGAAAAAAAGAAAGCTAAACTTGAGAAACTAAATCAAGAAATCAGAGAAAGATACGCAAAAGGAGAATCGAGTGACGAACTCGTAAAAAAAGTAGTAGAATCTACAAGATTAGCAAGAGAGATATCCGAGGATGGGAGATGTAATATGTGCAAACAGCAATAAGTGAACAAAATAGAAATAGCTTAAAAGGTACAAGCAAGATGGGCTGTCCCAATTGTGGCAGAACAGATGGAATAGGTAATGTAGTGTCATACGGAGGCAAGAGTGGGGGTGGAGCAGTAGTATATAGGAAATATTGTAGAAATTGTTATATTGAATTTGACGCTAAAGGAAGAATGTTTCCACCATTATATTATTAATTATATTATTAGGGAGGTATAAAAATGAAAACAAGCAAACATGAAAATGTAGGTAGCCAATTTACTTTAGAATTATGCGAAATGTATCATCAACTTGGATTTGACTGCGTATGGAACGATGGGAAGCATCTAACTTTAATAGAAAAAGACCTATCAGGATTGGCAGATCCATCAAGGTCAAAACATTAATAAAATATACATTACCCTTATTATAGCACATAAGGGTCGAGGAGGTAAAGAATGATATGAGAATAGATAGATTAGAACGAAGTAAAATGAGATTAGTAAGAAGAGTATATATGAAGATTGATTATGAGGACAAGGATTATTACTTCTTAGAAAGAGCATATGCGAGTAAATATGATGGAATGATTGAGGTAGACAAGATAACAAAGGAAACATTTGATAAAGCGGTAAAAGAAGGAAAAAGGGTAGAGATAAAAGCATTTGAAGATGCAAAACGTTATATCCAGAATAGAGTTTTAAATATCTTAGAAAATGATAGGAAGTGTTCGTGATGAAATGTCCTTATTGCAATGAAGAAGTAGGACAACCTAAGAAGTATGAAGTTGTGAACTGTAAGTGTAGAAGGAAATTGATGTTGATTGAAATAAATAAGGTAAAGGAATTGGTGGATGTAACTCTAGAGGAGGATAGGAGCAATGATTAAAACTACAGTAATTATAAGAGGTAAGAATGCTCATAAATTTATAGAAGTGAGTATGGAAGAATATATTAAATTCATCAGAGGACAAGCTACAATGCTGGGAATCACAAAGAAAGAAGAACAGCCTATCTCATATATTGAATTTGGAGAACTGAAAGGAATAGAGTGTATCGATTGTGGTATGTGTGATGAAAAATGGGGGGATGAATAGATGGATAACTTAATGTTAAATTTAATAGATGAATTTTTAGACATAGAAGAAGATCAGAGAGAAGTTTGGAAGGTAGAGGATGATCTTGCAGCTGATTGGTGTTTGGACAAAATAAGAGAATCCAAGGCTGAATATAGTAGGTTTGAGATGGTAGCAAATGCAAAGATACAACAAATACAAGAAGTTCTAAAAAAGCAAAAGCGGGAATGTGATAATGAAGTAAATTTCTTTGAATGGAAGTTAAGGGAATACTTTGAAACAGTAAAAACAGAAGATACTAAGACATTAAAGAAATATAAATTGCCAAGTGGACAACTAAAGATGAAAAAATCATCAATAACCTTTGACTATGATAAAAATAAATTGTTAGAAGTGGCTGAAAAAGATGAAGGTATGAATCATTATATTAAAGTCAAAAAGGACTTTGATTGGGCTAATTTCAAGAGAAATCTAGCTATAGAAGGTAATAGCATAGTCAATAAGGAAACAGGCGAAATAATCGAAATAGAAGGCTTAGGGCTTAAAACTAAAGAAGAAGAATTTAGTGTGGAGGTGTAGATATGGATAATAATCAAATAGCAACTCAAGAAGTTAATACCATGATGATTATAGAAGGTTTAAAACTAGATAGAGTTCAAGACTCTATGAATAAGATAAATCAATTCCAGCAGGTTATACAGGCACAGTTAGTAGAGGGGCATGATTATGGCCAAGCTTTCTATGGGTCCTCCAAACCATCATTATTAAAGCCAGGGGCAGAAAAAATATTGATGTTATTAGGCCTTGGTAGTGAATATGAAATTATAGAAAAGATACAAGATTATGATGAAGGATTTTTCTCCTATACTATCAGGTGTATCTTGACCAGGGGCGGACAACTAATAACAGAAGGATTAGGACATTGTAATTCAAAAGAAAAGAAATATGAGTCAGATAAGCAAGACAAATATATGTTAGGTAATACATGCCTTAAGATGGCCAAGAAAAGAGCTCAGGTAGATGCAGCTTTGACTGTAGGAAGCCTGTCCAATATATTTACTCAAGACTTAGAAGATATGGCCCAATTCAGTCAATCTGAAAGGCTAGAGACTATGAATATAGATGATGCAGAAAACATGAAGATTAACTTTGGTAAGTATAAAGGTAAAACAATTAAAGAAATATATGCAACTGATGAAGGATATGTTAAATGGTTAGCAGAAAAGGCTAAAGATGAAGCAGTTAGAAAAGCAGCAGTAATGATTATGAATAGTGGTAGTCAAATAGACGGACAAATGAAAATAGATAATAGTAAGGAAACAGTAGATGCAGAAACAGGTGAAATACAAGATGTTGATTTCTCAGGTACACCATTTGATGATAATATACCATTTTAAACTAGGGGAGTATTCCCCTAGTTTACACATAAGGCAGGTGACAAGATGAACTATATAAAGGAAATCAATGCGTTCTACGATTTAGTGCAAGTTAAACAGTTATCTACAGGACAAATTGCTTTATGGCATGCTTTAATGCAAATAAACAATAAATGTGCTTGGATAGAGTGGTTTACTGTACCGAATCTTACGCTTGAATTAACCTCTGGTTTATCAAGGAAAGGAATATACAATGCAAGAAATTCATTAAAACAGTATGGAATAATAGATTTTAAATCTAATGGTACAAAAGCAACATCTTATAGATTAATATCTTTGCTCAATAATACCCAAGCTAGTACCCAAGGTACTACTCAAGATGTAAACGCTATGGTAGATATTACCCAAGGTGCTACCCAAGGTACTACTCAAGACACTACCCAAGGTACTACCCAAGATAGTGCCACATTAAATAAACTAAACAAAACTAAACTAAACGATATAAATAATAATAATAATAACAACAGTCAGGAAATTGATGAAGAGTTTTCACAGATAGCAAAGATATATCAAGAGGCAGGTATAGAATTTGATGGATTCACTCCTGGATGGATTAGTGATTCTATAGAGATATATGGATCTGAATGGGTTAAAAATGCAATCTTAGAGGCAGCAAATCAGAATGCAAGGAATAGGGCTTATATAAATAAAATTTTAAGGAACTGGAAGAACTGGGGAGGAATGAAGCTAGGGGGTATGAAAGATGGAGCAAGTAGCGGGGAATTTAAACGAGATACAGCAAAGACTTATGGTTTTACGGAGGAAGATGCCCAAAGAGCAGGTGTCACATCACTATAACTGCAATATTTGTAAAGATAAAGGATTTATATTCAAAGACATCAACGGATATGAAGTAGCTTCTAAGTGTAAATGCAAGCTAAAAGAGGAGATTTTAAGCAAATCTAATAATAGTGGACTAGGAGATTTATTTGAAACCAAGACATTTGAAACCTATAGAACAGAAGAAGGTTATCAAAGAATTATAAAGTCTAAGGCTATAAAATTTACTAAAGAGTTTTTAAGTGGAAATAGAAGATCTCTTGCCATATTGGGACAATCAGGAGCAGGTAAAACACACATCATGACAGCAGTAGCGGGGAAGTTAATAGATAATAATATTGAAGTTAAATATTTTATAGCAGATGAAATAATACAAAGACTTAATGCATGTAAATATGATGAAGAAAATTACAATAGAGAATTTAACAAAATAGCTAATGCTAGTGTTTTATTCATAGATGATCTTTTTAAATCTTCAATCCAGGAATACTACAAAATTGAAAGTATAAATCAGGAAGATTTGAGGATTATATTTCAAATAATTAATTACAGATATAACAAAAATAAGCCTATTCTACTAAATAGCGAAATACACTACGAAAGATTTGCAGAACTAGATCAAGCAATAATAGGTAGAATAAACGAAATGTGTGACTATGAATATTTGATTTCGATTAAGCCTGATATAAATAAAAACTATAGATTGAAAAGGAGATAAGAGTGCTATGACTAAAAAGGCAATAGATAAGGCTAAGGAGTTGATTGGTAATGCTAAAGAGGTTTCTCAGATGGAGAAAGTTAATTAAGGGAACTTTACTCAAGGAATATATAAAAATAAATATTTTAAGGGGGTAGGGAAGGCAATTGAAAAATTACAAGATGGCCAATAAAGGAAAAGGCTTTGAAAAGGAAGTTGAAATGACAAATTTGCAATATAAAAGAAAAGGAATAGCGCTTATTCAAAAAATAAGTACTCCTTGGACAGTAATCAGAAAAGGTAAGCAAATAGTATCAGCTTTTCCTGAGGGTAAGTCAACATTAGACTTTAGAGGAACAGTGTATCCAGGTGTATCTGTTAGCTTTGATTGTAAAGAAACTAAGGATGATAGAGGATTACCTTTAGCAAATATAGCGGATCATCAAATTGAATACATGAGACAGGCCTTAGAGGTAGGAGAAGCATCTTTTATTCTTTGCTACATGGCAAATAAAGATAAAAGATATTTCATTGATGGAGGAGTAGTAATTCATTATTGGGATAGGTGGAAAGCCAACAAAGGTAAAAGAGGATTTAACATTATTCCAGTGGATGAAATGATAGAAATTAGATCAAAGAATGGAATTATATTAGATTACCTGGAGGGGATAAAGGATGGGTACAAAGAAATTGCAAATTGTTGACCAGAATACAGGTGAAATAATAGAGAATGTCCAATTTACAGGAGGATATCATCTTATCTATACCAACACTGATGATATAGGAAAACTAAGACATATCAGGAAATTAGATAATGCAAAATTTGGAGACAAGCATTGGATTAAGAATTGGATCTATAGACCTATAGCTAATAAGTTAATTAGAAAATTTCCAGAGCTAAGACATATAAAACCAAATAAAATTTTATTCATTGAGGATATGGAGTGGGAGAAACCAGAAGGTGGTAAACCTAAGAAACACTGGATGGCTAGAATAAATAAGACTAATAAACAATTTGCAGATATGAGTGGATATGAATACATCTTAGAAACAAGGAACTATTTTATAGAAAGAATGGATAGAGCACAAATAATAGCACTTATCTATCATGAACTTAGACATATAGATCAATGGGGAGATTTACAGCCACATGATATAGAGGACTGGGATAATATGATAGCAACATTAGGCAAAGATTGGGCCACTACAAAAGCAGAGATAGAAAATCTAATTGATGACGACATTATCTGGAGAGAATTAGAGCCAAGAGCAAAACAGTTAGATGTTTTTGGACTAAAACAGTTCAACAATTTTGCTAAGGGAAAAGAAAATTGTTAGTAAGTCATATTTTTTTATTCTGATGAGGAAAATTATTACATTGGAGGGAGAAATTTGGATAAGATAATTAAGTTGTGTGCTAGAAGTATAGTATCTTTGTTAAATGATGATATAGATAAATATAAAACCTATAAGGATAAAGCTTTAGAGCTATATCCAGAAAGAGAAAATATATTTTTAATCGAAGATTGTTTACCAAGACAAGTAAAAATAAAATTGTATGAGCTGGTGAGTTAGATGGAGAGATGCAGCTATTGTGGCAAAGATGGAGACAAGCTTAAGGAAGTAGGACCAAAGTTAAAATTTTGCAATGATGAGTGTTATTTTAAGGATTGCATAGAAATGCACCCTGGAACATCTTTGGCTAAAATTGTCACTAGAATAAGACCAGACTTGGCAAAGGAGGTGGAACAATGACCTTACAATTTGTAGCAGGTTTACTGATAGGAATAGGATTAACATTGCTTTCTGTATTATCTTTATCAACCTACTTGAGCCAGAAGGAACTAGAAAAAAGTGAAATAATTCAGGACCTGCTAAATGAAAGAAATCACTATAAAAGGTTTTATGAAGATTATAGAGATAGAGTAGACAGTGGATGTTGAAAGGGGAATAGGTATGGAAAAGATATTATTAGCAGTAGATCCTAAGGAGCTTTGGAAGTTCACACTTGATGAAGATGGATATAGGACGGAGGTTGAAACATTGGAATCAGAGGAAAGATATTTAACGGAGCTGGAAGAGAATCAATTGGCTATAATCGAACATTATGGATTTGAACATCAACTAGATAAATTAGTTGAGGAATGTGCTGAATTAATACAAGCTAGAATGAAAGCCAAGTCAGGAAGTGAAAATATAGATAGACTTGATAATGTAATAGAGGAAATAGCTGACATTAAAAATATAATAAGTCAGATGGAACTACATTGGCCATACATGAAAGAAGGGGTAATGGCTTTTACAAAATACAAAGTGAGTAGGGAAATAGGCAGAATAAACAGGGGGTAGTTATGGACAATAAAGATAAACTTAAAGCTAAGATAAATGAGTTTATAGATGTAGTAATAGATAAGGCAGCAGAGGATAATAAGCTAGATTATTTCAACATAGAAATCAGTAATCATAACGGAAACTTGCAGATGGACTATAGATTAAGGGATAGGGAGAAGGTGTATTAGAACGTAGCTTATTATTAATGTGCAATAGAAAGGAGAATGAAAAATGATAAAACTATCAGAATTAGGCAAAGATACGAAAGTTATGGATGATGAATGTGTTTATACTGTTGAAGAGGTAAGGAATAATTTGAGATACTTTAAGGATACAAAAGATACAAAACTTTATACAACAACAGAATATCATGCGAATATTGATGCGGAGGATATGTTAGAAAGTGCTATTGAAAGTGAATATGAGCAACAGATGTACGAAGGTTGGTATGAGGGAATTTTAGATGATATTACCGACGAGGATATAGAAAAGATACAAGCTATTTTAGATGATATTTTCAGCAGAAATAAAGAAAATAATATAGCTTATTATCAAGGTCAGGAGATAGATATATTTAACTAAGACACATGACAAGTAAAATATAAAACTAAACAAGTCCTACTATACAGATAGCGGACACCAAGACTACTTAATTGTAGTTGAGGTGTCCTTTTTTATTGAGGAGGGGAAGATACATGCAATACTTCTCACAAATAACAGGAATAAGAGAAACAGAAAAAGGAACAGATTTAATTCTCCACATTCCAGGAGAGCAGATCCAAGGGAAAATAATTAAATATAGGAATGGCTCCAGGATAGATGCAGAAATAAGAATAGAAGATGGCAGAACCATAACACCTGACCAAAGGAAAAAGATATTTGCAACCATAAAAGATATAGCAGAATACACAGGAGACCACCCAGAAGGGCTAAGGGCCTGGCTATTATATCAATATTGTGCAGAAACTGGAGAGATGCCTTTTTCCTTAAGTAACTGCAGCATAAACCAAGCAAGAGAATTTATAACCTTCATTATAGATTTTATATTAAGAGAGGATATCCCCTTATCTGATGCAGCACTATCCAGGACAGACGATATAGATAGGTACTTATGGGGATGTATTAAATATAAGAGATGTTGCATATGCGGGAAAAGTCCTAGCGACTTACACCATTGGGATGCCATAGGCATGGGAAACGATAGAAAGACTTTAGACGATAGTTTAAAACGAAAGATACAACTATGTAGGGAACATCATACAGAGGCTCATCAGATGGGAAGAGATACATTTGGAGCTAAGTATCACGTATATGGCGTATTATATGAGGAGGAGTAAGATATGAACATAAAAATAGTAGAAAATGCACTAAGAGACTATAAAAGAAAAAAATCAGTTATAGAAACCACATTAGCCAGGATAAAAAACTATAAGGATACAATAAATGACCCAGAATCATTTACACATATATTCTTAGGTTCTCCAAGGGAGCCAGGAATGCCTAGGGGAACAACAGTAGGTTCATCTGTAGAAATAGCTATAGAAGATAAGGAGAAGAGCATAGAATTACTTAGAGAATGGATAAAAGATGATCAGTCAAGAATATACCCTTATCAAATAGAAATAGAGCAAATAGATGGGGCAATGGCAGCATTAACTAAACAGGAAAGATTTATAATAGAGTGCAAGTATTTTGAAAATATGTTTTGGAGAGATATAGAGATTAACCTTAATGATAAATTTAGGCAGCAGAATTATATAACTGTTGAAGGAATTAGAAAAATTAATAAGCAAGCCCTAGAATTATTAGCTAAAATACTAGAGCCTTACTATATGAGATTTAAGGTTAAATCATAAGAAAATCATAAAGTACCAGAAAAGTACCAGATTTTTACCAGTTTTGGAACAGTTTTTTATATTTATATGTGCTATTATAGTATTGTGAGAAAAATTCTCAAAATCATATGTCTCAAAATTAAATAAAACAAGGAATACTAAGAACTCACCTAACCCCATTCAGGTGAGTTTTCTTATGCTCAAAATAAATCTACTCATAAATGATAACTATTAAAGGATTGATACCATGAAGGAATACATAATATATAAATGTAAAATATGCGGATGTGAATTTATACTTCCAAAGCAATATGTGAAATTTAACGAAGATAAAGGAAATTATATTACTTGCCCATATAGAGGACATAAGAGCATTGTTGTAGTAGGTGCTTATGATTCAGTAAAAGAATGTATGCAGCATGATAGTTTTAAAAGGGAAAATAGAAGAATTAAACAAAAAAGATAAATATTTGTAAATAAAAAAGGATTTTCTCCTTTCTTGTAGAAGTATAGTAAGTGAAAGGGGAGATTAGAAATGCCAAAAGGAAATAAAAAACCTGATAAAGGAAAGATTAATCGTATAGAGAAGGGTAGTAAATCCGTAACTACTACATCTATATCTAAACCTCCATCACCACCAAAACAACCAAGTAAAAATGATTGAAGCTAACAACTTAAAAGAATTAATAAGCCTAATACCATTAACTTTAAACCATGTAGTCCCAGGATATATATTCTATTCTATCATTCGGCACCAACTAGGTAGTAATATAAATGATTATAAGCATATAATATTTAAAAGTATTGTATTTAGTTATGGTATTAATAGTATTTTAGGACTACTAATATCCATAGGAAATAAGTTATTTCCCATTTTATCAGTAAGTTTATCTATAGTTACTGCTATTGCATTAATTAATATAATAGAAAAAAACTGGTTAACAAATATAGCATTCAAATTAAATCTGTATAAAGCTGCTAAGGAAGATCTAATTAGTGATATAGTAGATTCTAAATTAGGCATGTGGTTATATGTATATATAGATGGGGAGAAAGTAATATATTTAGGTAAGCTAATTAAGTATGAAGAAATAACAAAAAATGGGCATAGATATATATTATTATCAGAATATACGTGTTATTCATATGATGGAGGAGTGTTAGAAAGTCACGATGGGGAACATACAAGTTGCGTTTTAATTAACATAGCTAATGTTACAAGAATTGAATTAGTTTATGATGAAAACAGCAAAAAGATTCAAAAAGCTAAAAAAGAGTCAAGCAATGCTTAGGCTCTTTTTTCATGCAAAAAAACACATAAATAAAACAACTCAAATAAGTAGGTGGTGATCATTGGATGAAATAAGAGAAAAAGCAAAACAGGATTATATGGAAGGTATGAAATATAAGGATATATGTGATAAATACAATATTTCTATGAATACTTTAAAATCCTGGGTGAAGAGATACAATTGGTCCGATGAGAGGGAAAAGTCAAACAAAAAGGGTGCACACAAAAACAAAAGGGGTGCACCCAAGGGAAATAAGAATGCAGAAGGTAATCCTGGTGGAGCACCACCTGGTAATCTTAATGCAATAAAACATGGAGCTTATCAATCTATATATTCTGAAATGCTAAATACAGAAGATAAGATACTGTTTAATATGATTCACTCATCAACCAATATAGATGAAGAAATAAAACTACTTAGACTCAAAATAGCAAGACTTCTTAATAGAGAGAAGTCTTTTTTCTACAATATGTTTGGAGAGAAAATAGAAAAAGATATAACTGAAGAAGATAGGATATCAGGCATTAATGCTTGTATGGACCAGTTAAGAAAGTTAATAGAAGTCAAAGCTAAAATAGCTACAGATACAGAAAAGATTGAATTAGATAAAGAAAAGTTTGAATTCCAGAAGTATAAGACAGATATAGAGCTGCAGCTTAAGAAAGAAAAAGTAGAACTAGAGAGAGTTAAAGTACAGGGAGAAGATGAGGAGTACGAAGATGATGGATTTATAGAAGCATTAAAAGGACAGATAAGTGAGGTTTGGAATGATGCTGAAGAAGATTAAAAAAGCAGTATTTAAATTCAAACCCTTCTCCAAGAAACAATTAAAAGTTTTGACCTGGTGGTTACCTGAATCTCCTGTATCCGATAAAGAAGGAATTATAGCCGATGGAGCAATAAGAAGTGGTAAGACTTTATCTATGTCACTATCATTTGTTATGTGGGCCATGGAAACATTCGACCAGCAAAACTTTGGTATGTGTGGTAAAACCATAGGATCTTTTAGAAGAAATGTATTATTCTGGCTTAAGTTAATGTTAAAGGCTAGAGGGTATAAAGTTAAGGACTTAAGAGCTGATAACTTAATTGTAGTAACCAAGAAAGATAAAGTAAATTACTTCTATATATTTGGTGGTAAAGACGAAAGTTCTCAAGATTTAATTCAAGGGATTACACTGGCAGGGGTATTTTTTGACGAAGTTGCACTTATGCCGGAATCCTTTGTCAACCAAGCTACTGGTAGGTGTTCCGTAGAAGGCTCAAAGTTTTGGTTTAACTGTAACCCCGAAGGACCTTACCATTGGTTCAAAGTTAATTGGATTGATAAAATTAAAGAAAAGAACTTAATACATTTGCACTTTACCATGGATGATAATCTTAGCTTATCTGAAAAAGTTAAGGGAAGATATAGGTCCATGTATAGTGGAGTATTCTTCCAAAGGTATATTCTAGGCTTATGGGTAATGGCAGAAGGGATTATTTATGATATGTTCGACAAAGACAAGCATATAGTGAACACAGAGCCTAGAGACTATACACAATATTATATTTCAATTGACTATGGCACTCAAAACCCTACAGTATTTGGATTGTGGGGTCTTTTTGATGGGACTGGGACATGGTACAAGGTTAAAGAATACCACTATTCAGGAAGAGAAAAAAATAAACAGAAAACAGATACAGAATATGCAGATGATTTGGAAGAATTCATAGGAGAATTAAATATTAAATTTATTATAGTGGATCCTTCAGCAGCAAGCTTTATAGCAGAATTAAAGAAAAGAGGATTGAGGGTAAAAGAAGCTAATAACGAAGTATTAGATGGTATAAGAAATGTTGCAACTGCATTAAATGAAGGCATGATAAAGTATAATGATTGCTGCAAAGAAACATTCAAAGAATTTAATTCATATGTATGGGATGAAAAGGCAGCTGAAAGAGGAGAAGATAAACCAATAAAGAAAAATGACCACCATATGGATGCGGATAGATATTTTGTTAATACTGTATTATTTAATAGAGTTGGCATAAGATTCTTAAAGTAGGTGATAAATTGATAACATATAACGAATTACTAAAACAAAAGCTAATAAGTGAATCCAATATAAATGATTCAAGTATTATAAAGGATTTAATAGATGAGCACGATACTACTCACATGATAGAGGGTGAAAGATATTACTATAACGAGAATGATATTCTGGATAGAAAACAATTTTACTACAAAAATGGAGTTAAGACAGAAGATGATACGAAAGCAAATAACAAGATACCTCATAACTGGCACAAGCTATTAGTAGACCAGAAGGTGGCATATTTAGTAGGACAGCCCCCAGTATTGCAAACAGAAGAAGGAAAAAAAGAATATGAAGATAGACTAAATCTTATATTGGCTGAAGAATGGCACGATAAACTAACTGAATTAGGCAAGAATTCGTCTAACAAAGGAACTGAATGGCTGCATGTATATATAAATAAGGAAGGTTTGTTTAAGTTTATTATTATTCCAGCAGAGGAAGTTATCCCTATTTATGATACAAGCCTTCAGGAGAACTTAGAAGCAGTATTAAGATATTATTTGGTAGAGGTTAATGGTAAAGAACGAATTAGAGTAGAGTGGTGGGCAAGGGAGACAGTAACGTTTTACATCCAAGATAATGATGGGAATTTTGTGCTAGATGATACAGAAAATCCGAATCCCGACCATCATTTTTACTACAATGATATTGGCTATGGATGGACCAAGGTGCCTTTTATAGAATTCCCAAATAACGAGGAAAGATTATCAGATTTAAAATTCTATAAAGAGTTAATAGATTTATACGATACGAACATAGCTGACCTTGCTAATAACCTAGAGGAAGTACAGGAAATTATAACAGTTTTAAAAGGATATGAAGGTACTGACCTATCAGAGTTTTATGAGAATTTAAGGTACTACAAAGCTATAAAAGTATCAGGAGAAGGTGGAGTAGATAAGTTAGAACTAAACATACCTATAGAAGCTAAAAAAGAAATGCTAGATAGACTAGAGGAAAATATATTTCTATTTGGGCAAGGTGTAAACATGAAAACCGACCGATTTGGCAATTCTCCATCAGGCGTAGCATTGAAATTCCTTTATTCATCATTAGATCTAAAAGCTTCTATCATGGAAAGAAAGTTCAGGAAGGCAATCAAAAGACTTCTTTGGTTTGCGACTGAATACATCAACATTATTGATAAAAAAGACTATGATAGTACAACTGTCCAAGTAACATTTAGAAAAACTATGATAACCAATGATAAAGAGGATGTAGAAATAGCAAAGGACTCCAAAGGAATAATATCGGATGAAACTATAATAGCCAATCATCCTTGGGTAGAAGATGTTGCAGTGGAAAAGGAAAGACTAGAAAAGCAGGATGAAACTGAATTAGATAAATTTACTCCCTACAAAGGATTAGGTGAGGAAGATGGCGAAGACGAATAAATATTGGCAAAAGAGATTTACTCTATTAACTCAATCCTTACTTAACAAAGGTGAAGATTACTATAAGGACCTGGAGGAAGAATATGAAAGAGCTATAGCTATTCTTGAAAGAGATATAAGAGATTTCTATATCAGATTTGCTGAAAAAAACGAAATAACAATAACAGATGCTAGAAGGATACTAGATAATAAAGAATTGAAAGAATTCTATTGGACTGTAGAAGAATATATCCAGAAAGGTCGAGAAAATGCAGTAGACCAAAGATGGTTAAAAGAATTAGAAAATGCTAGTACAAGGGTACGATTAAGCAGATTACAGTCACTTGAGTATCGGATTAGGCAGCAAGTAGAGATAATTACAGCTAAAAGATTACATGGATTGACTAAATTATCAGAGGAATTAATAAAAGAAGGTTATTATAGAACTATATACGAGGTACAAAAAGGTTTGGGTATAGGAGATACATTTACTATTATGGATACAAAGACGATAGAAAGTATAATTGCTAAGCCCTGGGCTCCAGATGGTTCTAACTTCTCTGAAAGGATATGGAAAGACAGAGAAGTGCTAGTCAATGAACTACAAAAGGAATTAGCTCAATCATTTATTAGAGGCGATGCACCAGATACAGCTATAAGAAACATATCTAAGAAAATGGAAGTATCTAAGAGAGCAGCAGGAAGATTAATAATGACAGAGAGTGCCTTCTTTGCTAATGAAGCTAGAGCTAAAGCTTTTAAGGAATTAGGTGTAGAGGAATATCAATTCTTGGCTACGTTAGATACGAGGACATCTGATATATGTCAGGATATGGATTTAAGGGTATTTAAACTATCAGAAAGAGAGATAGGAGTTAATTGGCCACCACTTCATGTATGGTGTAGAAGTACAGTAGTACCACATTTTGAAGAGAACATAGTAGAAAGATGGGCAAGGGACCCTAATACTGGAAAAGGATATAAAGTTCCTGGAGATATAAGTTATAAAGATTGGTATAGTAAGCATGTAGCATAGTGTACCTTAAAGAAAATAGGAGGGTAGAAATGAATAAATTAAACACAATTCAAAAAAGAGAGAATCTAAACGATATTTATGCAGTGGATGAAAAAGGGAATGGTGATGCACATCATAGATATATCATATGTAAAGCAGGAGAAACTAAATGGATGAATGGCAATAATGATATAGGTGTAGTAGGTGAAATAAGATTTCAACATGGACCTAGATTTGAAGAAGGGTCTCAACATGGAATAACTACATCTGATTTATTAGAAATATGTAGAAATCAATTATCATCATTCCAGAATGGAGAAATGGCTACAAGAGAAAATGCTATTGCATTAACTCATATTGAAGAGGCTTTATTATGGATGAATAAAAGAGTGGAAGATAGAATTGAAAGAAATGTATTAGGAACTATGAATAAATAATTAAGCAACTATTATTGAGAAGTTGCTATTTTTTATGTAATGAATCATCTTTTTTAGTATTTGCAGATGTAAAAGAACAAAGACCTACAAGGACGGTTACTTGTAAAAAACGAATAGGAATATTAAGGAGGATATATAAATGACTTTAGAAGAATTAATGGAGTTAGGTTTAGATGAGGAAACAGCTAAGAAGGTATTAAAAGCTTATCAGGATTCTTTAAAGGATAAGTATATACCTATTGAAAGATTCAATGAAGTGAATGAGGAAAAGAAAGAATTGAAAACTCAATTAGAGGAAAGAGATACCCAGCTTAAAGATTTAAAGGTTAAGGCAGCAGGAAATGAAGAACTGACTAATAAAATAACTGAATTAGAGAAACTAAACAATACTACTAAGGAAGAATATGAAACTAAGATTGCAGCATTAAGGAAAGAAACATCAATAGAACTGGCCTTGAAAGATGAAAAGGCTAAAAATATTAAGGCAGTAAAGGCTTTGTTGGATTTAGAAAAGGTTAGTTTAGATGGAGATAATTTAATAGGATTAGATGAACAGTTGAAGGCTCTTAAAGAAAAGGAGTCTTATTTATTTGGCGAAGATACCTTAAAGGGCAGAGGGACAAACCCTCCAGGGGACCCAATGCCACCAGAGTATAAGAAAAATCCATTTAGCAAAGAGCATTTCAATCTAACAGAGCAAGGGAGAATTTATAAAGAAGACCCGGAACTAGCTGCAAAATTAAAAGCAGCTGCAGAAAATAAGTAAAGGAGAGATAATTTATGACTACTAGAATAGCAGATGTAATTCAACCTGAGGTGTTTACACCTTATGTAATTCAGAGAACTATGGAGCTATCTGCATTAATCAATTCAGGGATTGTGGAGCATAATGCTGAATTCGACGCATTGGCAGGTGGCCCTAATACAACAGTAAATATGCCATACTGGAATGACCTTACAGGGGATTCCGAAGTAATGAAAGATGATGGAGCATTAACTCCAGGTAAGATTGGCTCAAATAAAGATGTGGCAGTAAAACATGGTAGAGCTAGAGCATGGGGAGCTAATGGACTATCCGCTTTACTAAGTGGAGACGACCCAATGGGAGCTATAGCCGATTTAGTAGCTGCATACTGGGCAAGAGATATGCAAAAGGTCTTATTAGCCACTCTTGATGGGGTATTTACAGCAGAAACTATGGTAGATAAAGTACTAGATATATCTGGCGAGGTAGATGATGCAGCATTACTAACGCCAGAAGCTTTTGTTGATGCTAACCAATTAATGGGAGATGCAAAAGATTTATTAACTGGAGTAATGATGCATTCAGCAGTAGAAGCATATTTAGCAAAAATGCAACTAATTGAATATGAAGAGACCAAAGATAAAAATATAAGAATTCCATATTTCATGAACAAGAGGGTAATCGTAGATGATGGCATGCCATACGACACAACTACTAAAACGGGAACTATGTATCTATTTGGAAATGGGGCTATAGCTTTAGGTAATGGCACACACCCAAGAATAATAGAAACAGAAACAGACAGAGATACATTAGCAAGTTCAGGGGAGGACTTCCTAATAAATAGAAAAATATTTATACTGCATCCAAGAGGAATTAAATGGACCGACACATCTAAAGCAGATGTATTCCCAACAAATGCAGAAATAGGAATAGGAACTAATTGGGAAAGAGTTTACGAGCCAAAAGCAATAAGAGTAGTTAATTTTAAGTTTAAGATAGCATAATAGGGGCTTATTTGCCCCTTTGGCTTTTTAAGGAGGGATATTATGAGCTTAGCAGGATTCCAAAGAAGGAGAAGAGAGCTAGCCAAGCAGAAAAAGTTAGAAGAACAATCAAAGATAGAAGAAATAGAAAAGCAAGATAAAAACGACCTCACAGAACAGCCTACAAACGAAGATAATGAAGATACCAATATAATAGATATAGACGATATAAAGAAGGATAAAATCATTGAAATACTGACGCAGAAAGGCATTGAGCATAATCCGAGAGATAGAAAGGAAATTTTGTATGAATTAATGATAAAAGGTGAATAAAATGACTAATCTAGAGAAGTTAAAGCAATTATTAGGCATTAAAGATAATAACAAAGACTTTGTATTAGAATTTTCTATAGAAAGAGTAGAGGATACTATAAAAAACTATTGCAATATAAAAGAAATTCCAGAGGAATTAAATAATACAGTTATCAGTATGGCTATGGAACTATATCGTGCTGAAAACTTTGGAAGTGAAAAAGAAGGAAAAGACATTAAAGCAATTCAAGTAGGAGATACCACTACTACATTTGAAACTAATAAAAAAATAGACATATCAAAGGAATTGTTAAAGGATTACAAGGCGCAACTGGACCCATTTAGAAAGCTAAGGTGGTAATGATGAATACCGATATCTTACTAGCAAGAAAAGCGATAGAAAGCACTTATGAAGGGTTATGCACTATATATGAGTATATTGAAGTAGAGGACCCAGATACAGGGGAGACAATAGTTAGCCCAGAGCCAGTACCAGTACATGAAAACGTGCCTTGTAAACTGTCAAAGAAAACTATATCGGCAGCAGATGGTGGACAAATAGCTAATACAATAAAATATGAACCAGTTCTATTTATTAATCCAGATATAGAAATTAAAGCAGGATCCAAAATAGTAATTACCCAACATGGAGTTACTAGAGAGTTTAAAAGAAGTGGAGAACCTTTCGTATACAATACTCACCAAGAAATAGTATTACAAAGGATTGATACAACATGAGTAAAGGATTGATACAACATGAGTGTTATTGGCATATGGGATACCAAAGAGCTTAAAGAGTGGATTGATAAAGTCAAGGGCTTAACCGAGGAAGAGATAGAGAAATTCAATGAACAAACTATAAAGGAAATAGCAGCTAGAGCATTGGCTAAAATGATAGCACGAACTCCTGTAGGAGATTACCCGCCTAGTTCTGGTAAAATGGGTGGGACTTTAAGAAGAGGTTGGACAGGTGGAAAAGATGTAGATCCATATACTTATATATTGAACGATATAGACGTAATCAAAAAAGGCAGAACATACACAATAATCTTAAGCAATTTAACGGAATATGCGAGCTATGTTGAATATGGCCACAGAACTAGAGAGAAAAAAGATGGAACCAGAGGATGGGTAGATGGGCAGTTTTTCATGAAAATATCAGAGGATGAAATGCAAGACGAATTACCTGCATTGTTAGAGAAAAAATTAAATGATTTTCTGGGAGAGTATTTCAAATGATAGATGAGATTAGAAAAGCGATATTAAGAAAAATAAATTCATTCAGGGATAAGGATACTAAAATATACAGTGAAGGAATAGAGCAAAACTTCCAGGAGCCTTGTTTTTATGTCAAAGAACTAAGAACCAATCAAGATAGAGGGCTAGGAAATAGATATAAAAGAGAACATCTATACGATATACACTATTTTCCTAATCCAAATAGTAGTACTAAAAATGCAGACATGAGAGAAATGGCAGAGATTTTATATGACAAGATGGAATATATAGAGGTAGAAGGAAGGCCACTTATGGGATTAGACATGAATCATGAGATTATAGAGGGAGTGCTACATTTCTTTGTAAGGTATCCAATTCATTTATACAAGGAAACAGAGCCTATTCCTGTTATGGAGAGTTTAGAGCAACAAGGAGGTTTGAAAGATGGCTAAAGAAAAGCCTAAAAAGAAAACTGAAAATAAATTTACTAAATCACAGGTCCTTGCAAGTAAGAGATTTACTAACAAGGACCTAATTAATGCAATTTTAAAAGATGACAGAATGTACACATTAAAAGAAGTAGAGAAAATAATCAATGATTATCTAAAAAGGAAGGTGAAATAGTATGGCTTTAGGTGGAGGTACGTTTACAGTTCCAAACAAAGTGTTGCCAGGCGCATATATCAACTTTGTATCTATGGCTAGGGCATTAGGAAGTCTAGGAGAAAGAGGAATAGTGGCATTGTCTTTAGAAATGAACTGGGGGCCCGAAGATGAAGTTATAACCATAGATGCTGGAGAATTTCAGAAAGAAGCTTTAAACATACTAGGGTATAGTTTTGCAGATGAAGAAATGAAACCTTTAAGAGAGGTGTTCAAAGGTGCAAAGTTAGTTAAGCTCTATAGAATTAATGGAGCTGGAGGGAAGAAAGCAACTGCAACAGTAGGAACGGAAGGATTAACCATAACTGCGAAGTATCCTGGAATTAGAGGAAATGACATCAAAATAGTAGTACAATCCAATATTGATGATGAAACTAAATTTGATGTTATCACTTATATTGGAACGATTAAGGTAGATACTCAAACAGTAGAAACAATAGCAGAATTACAAGCAAATAACTTTGTGGAATTTAGCGGGGCTGGAACATTAGAAGCGACAGCAGGAGTGCCTTTGGCTGGTGGTGAAAATGGTACAGCTACAGGAGAAAATTATAGTTCATTCCTAGACAAAATAGAGGCAGAAGATTTTACAACTCTTTTATATGCTGGAGAAGATGAAGTAACTAAAGCATTGTTTGATAGCTTTACGAAGAGATTAAGAGATGACGAAGGAGTTAAGATAACTACTGTATTATACGATTACACTAAGGCTGATTTTGAAGGTGTGATAAGTGTTAAAAATAATCCTGAACTAGTTTACTGGGTAGCAGGGCAGACTGCAGGGGCTAATGTAAATGAATCATTGACTAACAGAAAATATGATGGCGAGTATGAGGTTAACACTAAATTCAAGAAAAGAGAATTTGAACAAGCTATCCAGAAAGGGGAATTTGCATTTTATCAAGACGGCAATGATGTAAGAGTGTTGAAAGATATAAATACATTTACTAATTTTGCACCAGAGAAGAATCAGGATTTTAGTTCAAACAGAGTAATTCGAGTACTAGACCAAATAGCAAATGACACAGCTAGAATATTCAGCGATTACTACCTAGGAAAAGTAACAAATGATGATACTGGCAGAGAGTTGTTCAAAAATGAACTAGTTAATTATCATGAGCAGTTATTGAATATTAGGGCAATAGAAAACTTTGACCAAGAAGATATTGTTGTACTTCAAGGAGTACAAAAGCAAGATGTAATCGTGAATGAAGTAGTACAGCCCACCGACTCAATGGAAAAATTATATATGTCAATTGAGGTTAGATAGAAAGGAGAGGATTATATGCCTTTTATGAGAGCAGAAGATGCTATTAGTGGTAAGTTAGGTAAAGCATTTGCTACTATAAATGGAGAAGTGCATGAAATGTTATATCTTAAAAACATAGAAGCTACAGCAGAAAAGAATAAAGTAGAAGTACCTGTTTTAGGAAGGACAGGCACACAACACAAAGCGGGTGGATGGAGTGGTACTGGTACAGCTACAGTTTATTATGCTACTAGTAAATTCAGGGAATTGATGCTTGAGTATATCAAGACTGGAAAAGACACTTATTTCGATATATTAATTGAAAATGACGATCCTACAAGCAACATAGGACAGCAAACAACTATCTTGAAAGGCGTAAACCTTGATAGTGTAATAATGGCAAAATTAGACGTAGAATCCGAAACATTGGATGAAGATATTAGCTTTACCTATAATGATGTAGATATAACTAATAAATTTAGAGATATGTAGAGGTGATTAAATGAGTGGATTAAACGCATTTTTAAGTCAAAACGCAATAAAAGCAGAGAATGAAAAACATATTATATCCGATAGGTTTGTAGATGAAAAAGGGAATCCAATTCATTGGGAGATAAGGGCCCTTACAGCAGAAGAAGACGAGGCTTTAAGAAAATCATGCACTAAAAAGATTAGAAATAAAGGGATAATAACTCAAGAAACAAATTATGAAGAATATATGGCAAAGTTAATTGTAGAATGTGTAGTATTCCCTAATTTAAGAGACAAAGAGTTGCAAGAAAGCTATGGAGTATTAGGTGCTGATAAGCTAGTAAAGAAAATGCTAACAAGTGGAGAATATGCTGAATTACTTGAAAAAGTGCAAGAAGTAAACGGATTCGATGTAGGGATGGATGAATTAGTTGAAGAAGTAAAAAACTAATAGAAGAAGGGGATAGTGATGCTAATTATGCTTACTATGCCCTTCATAAGTTAAAAATTAGACCTGGAGTGTTAATGGGAAAATCTCCATTAGAACCCATAGACAAGTATGAAAGAGCTGCCATATATGCGTTTATTGACACAAGGGTAGAGAATGAGAAGAAGGAAGCAGATAAGATTAAGAAATAGCTGGAAGTCCCTCCTATAATTTGGTATTATGAATATAATAAGTTGTAGGAGGTGTATTCTATGGCTAAAAACATGGTTATAGCAGGGGATTATAAAAATAAACTTCTTGGCTCTACAATGAAATATTTAACTATAAAAACTGGATTTAGGAAAAGTGTGCCAATAAGCAAGGAAACCGTTGAGGCATATGAGGTTGTAGATGAAGAACATAGAACTAAAGCAATGAGTGCTATAGGAAGAGGTATGGTAGGTTCTCTAGCTTTAGGTCCTGCAGGATTGCTGGCAGGTCTTTCGGCTAAAAAGAAAAAGGCTTATTTAGTAGCAATAAAATTTAAAGATGGTAAAGAAAGTTTAATCGAGATGAACGATATTATGTATAAGCATTTAGTACAAACATTGTTTTAAGCATCCTGAAAAGGGTGCTATTTTTATATCTGAAAGTAGGTGATTATTATAGCTGGAATACGAAGTTCGATTAATTTGATTGATAATATGTCTAATGTTTTAAATAGGATAACTGGGAATGCTGCCAAAATGGACCAAACTATAGAAAAAACACAAAGGACAATGAATAAAAGGACTAATTTTGCTGAAAACCTAAGCAAAGAAGAGCAAGCCTTAGAGCTTTTGGGGGCAAAATATGCTAATCAAGTTAGAACGGTAGAGAGGCTGCAACAAGAATATTTAAAATCTATTGAGATAAAAGGTAGATATCACGAAGCAACCGAAAAGCTTGAAAAGAAATTACTAGATGCACAATTAGCGGAAATGAAGATGGCTGATGCAGTAGAGAAGGCAGGTAAAAAGCTAGAAGAAAAAAACAATCAAATGAAAAATAACATTGAAACATCAGGAAACCTCACAAAAAGAATTAAGCAACTTGCAGGAGCTTATATTAGTTTTAGAGGAGTACAAAGACTTATTAAAGATACCGTGGGGGAAGCAGGTAAACTTAATCAGCGTGTAGCAGTAATGCAAGCAGCTTTTGGTAATGCAAATATAGGAAAGCATTATTTTAATAGATTGCAATTATATGCAATTGAAACCAGGAACGACATAGAAGACTTAACTAATGTAACAAGAAACTTTATGCAATTAACAAGGAATACTGATAAACTTATGGGGTTAACAGATGTAGCAAACAGATTATCAATGAGAACTAGTAATCTAGGAAGCGCTGAGAATCTTATGCAAGAAGCAATGAGGGGGGAGTTTACAAGATTACAAAGAACCTTGCATCTAACAGATTCGCAAATAGAACCGCTTAAAAGGGCAGTACAAAAAGGTTCGTTAGATGGAATTATATCTGCTTTTGACCAAGCTTTAAATACTGCAGGATTAACAGATGAAATAAAAAGGGCATACCAAGATAATCCATTACAGAAGTTCCATAAAGCAATAGACAGAGTAAAATTAGGTCTTGCAAGAGCCGGAGAAGAAGCTTTGATGAGATTAGAGCCGGTCTTCGACAAGATAAACAGTTGGCTACAATCTGCTAGTGCTGACCAATTCTTTGGGGCGATAGCGGCAGGAGTGACAATGATTGTGAATAGTGTTATATGGTTGACTGAAACTGTAACTAATAATTGGGATATTATACAGCCTATTTTGGCAGCTATTGCAACTATATATTTAGTACAGATGGTATCACAGTTATGGGCCACAATTCCACCTATATTAGCACAAGCTAAGGCTTGGACGGTGGCACATTGGCCTATTTTGGTGGCAGCAGGTGCAGTGCTCATATTTATAAAAATATTAATGCAAGCAGGGGTAACAGCTAATCAAATAACAGGCTTTATAGGTGGTGTATTTGGAGTATTATGGGCTACTCTCTACAACGGAATAGCTTTTGTTTGGAATACATTTGCTAACTTTGCTGAATTCCTTGTAAATTTATTCATAGATCCAACTTATGCAATTAAAATGTTATTTTACAATCTAGCTATGGACGTATTGGGGTTTTTCAATAGCTTGTTTAAAGGAATTGTAGGTGGATTAAATTGGCTAATAGAAAAAATCAATGGTGTACTAAATACTGATATAGGTACGATTCAAGTACAGTTTATGGATAATGCTATAGCGAAGTTAGGAAAGAATAGACCTATAAGCGATAAAAATGTATGGCAAGCTACTAGAATGGAATATAAAGACTATGCAGCAGAAGTCAGAGGAGCGTATGATTGGGGCAAACAACTACCAGATAGATTTAAAACTGGACTAGGTAGCATAGAAAATGCTATAGCTAATTTTGGAAATCAGGAAGATATGTGGAATGCCGCACAAAATGATAATCTTGGCAAACTCAACGACACAGGAAAGAAAATAAAAAATTGTGTAGATAAATCTAATGAAGACCTGAAATGGATGAGAGATTTGGCCGAGCAAGAAGTAATAAATAGATTCACTACAGCTACATTGGCACCACAGATAAGCATAGAATTTGGAGACGTAAAAGAAACTGCCGATGTAGACGGGATTGTAGAGCATATAGAAAACATACTAACTGAACAGCTTAATATAGCTGCAGAGGGGGTGCATGAATAATGTACTCTTTTTATTTTGATTATGAAGGAGAAATAATGCAATTACCTATTTCTCCTTCTAGCTTGACTTTAAAAGTAAATAACAAAAATAAAGTAGTAGAATTATTAAACTTGGGTGACGTAAATATATTAAAAGATCCAGGACTAAGTGAGTTTAATTTTAAGATTTTATTACCTGGACAAGAATTGCCATTTGCAGTGTATCCGAATGGGTTCAAAATGCCTGAATTTTACCTTGAAAGGTTTGAAAAATACAAGGCAGAAAAGAAACCAGTAAGATTTATAGTATCTCGTATATCTACATGGGGAGAGCCTTTATTTGATACAAATATGTTGGTAGCCTTAGAGGATTACACTGTAGAAGAAAAGGCAGGAGAAGTGGGAGATGTATATGTAGATATTAAATTAAAACAATACAAAGAGTATAAAACTCAGGTAGTTACAATTCAAAATGTTCAGAATGAAAAAGCTACTGCCACAATTAAGGAACAAAGACCAGCTAAAACTCCAGCTAAATCGTACACAGTTAAATCAGGAGACACTTTATGGGCTATTGCTAAGAGAGAACTGAATGATGGTAGTAAATATAATGAAATTACTAAACTAAATAACATATCCAATCCTAAAGTAATCAAACCAGGACAAGTTTTAAGGTTAAGGTGATAGGTTATGTATGAAATATCAATTATCAATAATGGAAAAAGATATTTACCAATTATAGAAGGTGATGTTACTTGGGAAACTGCTAGAATAGGTCAGCCTGGTAAGCTTACTTTTAACGTTGTAAATGATGATGTAATAAACTTTCAGGAAGGGAATCCTGTTTTATTTAGAGTAAATGAAAAAGATGTTTTCTTTGGATTTGTGTTTGTAAAAGAAAGAGATAAAGACCAGATTATTAAGGTTACAGCTTATGACCAATTGAGGTATTTGAAAAATAAAGATACTTATATCTATGAAAATATGAAAGCATCAGATTTGGTTAAGAAAATAATTAATGATTTCAACTTGCAAGCTGGAATTATAGAAGATACAGGTTATACAATAGCATATAGAATACAAGATAATAAAACTCTATTTGACATCATCTACGATGCTTTAGATTTAACCTTAATGAACAAAGGTAAAATGTATGTACTATTTGATGATTTCGAGAAGTTAAACTTACGAGATGTTGAGACAATGAAAATCCCTGACTTAGTTGTAGGAGATTATAATGCACAGAATTATAGCTATAAAACTGATATAGATACAGACACATATAATAAAATAAAGCTGCGTAGAAATAATGAGAAACTAGGAAAAACGGAAGAATATGAATTACGGCATGGTGTAAACATAAATAGATGGGGAGTATTGCAGTATTTTGAGAATGTTAATGAAGAAACTAATATGAAAGCAAAAGCGGAAGCTATATTAAAACTAAAGAATAAAAAGAAAAGGACATTACAGCTAAAGGAAGTTTTAGGCGATATTAGAGTAAGAGCTGGAACAAGTGTAATGACTTTATTGGAGAATGTAGGAGATATAAGCGTAAAGCAGTATATGCTAGTTGAGAAATGTAAGCATGTATTTCGAAATGACGAACATTGGATGACGCTAGATTTAAGGGGTGATATATAGTGAGCTTAACAAATTTAATTAAACAAGCTGCTATAGAGGTAGTAGAGCAGAGTTCTCCTATGGGCATAGCTTATGGTACTGTTACTAGCGTATCTCCCTTAGAAATCAATGTAGAACAGCGTATGAATATAAAAGGGAATATGATACTCCTTACTTCTAATGTTATTGATAGTGAAGTAGAGGTTGAGATTAATGACATGACAGAAGAAGCTCTTACTAGCCCTTATAACCATAAACACGAGTACAAAGGCACTAAAAAACATATTCATAAAAAAGGTTTAAAGGTAGGAGAGAAAGTATTACTTTTAAGAGTTCAAGGAGGGCAAAAATATATTGTCCTAGATAGGTTGGTGAGTGTATGATACCTAAAATTGAAAATATAAATATTGGTGATGAAATAGAGATAGTAGAAGAACCATCTTTGACATATGCTTTAGATTTTGAAACTGGGGAAATCAAAGGCTATAAAGATGGGTTAGAAGCTATGGAGCAAGTTGTTTTTAAAATATTGAATACAGAAAGATACAAATATCTAATATATGACTGGGGATATGGAGTAGAATTGGCTGATTTGTATGGCAAAGATAAGGCATATGTTTATTCTGAATTAAAAAGAAGGATTAGAGAAGCTTTAATGGTTGATAGTAGAATTATAGATGTAATTGATTTTAAATTTGAAACTATTGAAAGAAATACAGTCCATGTCAGATTTGTAGTTCGTACCATATTTGGTGATATAGAAACCTCTAGGGGGGTGAATATATGATATTTAGCGACAGAACTTTTGAAAGCATCATGGAAAAAATGTTAGAGAATGTATCTGATCGATTTGATAAAAGAGAAGGATCTATCATATATGATGTATTAGCTCCTGCTGCTGCTGAATTGGCACAAACCTATATTGATTTAAATTATTTATACATGAAACTAAATGCCGATAACCTTGAGGGCGAAGAATTAGAAATGTTTGTAGAGCAAAGAACAGGAATAAAAAGGAGACAAGCTACTAAGGCTATAAGGAAAGGTGTTTTTTCTAAAGCTGATGGTAGCTTTTTAAATGTAGAAATTGGTAGTAGATTTACTGGAGAGGACTTGCACTATACAGTTATAGAAAAAATAAAAGATGGCGAATTTAAGCTTGAATGTGAAGAAGCTGGAGAGGTGGGCAATGGTTATGTAGGAGATTTAATACCTGTAGACTATATAGATGGATTGGGAAAGGCAGAATTAACTGATGTATTAGAATATGGCTATGATGCTGAAAGTGACGAAGAATTAAGAGAAAGGTATTATGAGAGAATTCGCACACCTGCGACATCAGGAAATAAGTATCATTACTTGAACTGGACAAAAGAGGTAACAGGCGTTGGAGATGCAAAAGTAATCCCCCTTTGGAATGGGCCCGGAACTGTAAAGGTGGTTGTAGTTGATAGTAACAAAAATCCAGCTACAGAGGATTTAATCACTAACGTATTTCAATATATAGAGGAAGAAAGGCCTGTAGGTGCAACAGTAACAGTCGTATCTGCTGTAGCTAAAAATATAGGCGTATCTGCAAAAGTAAGCCTAGCAGAAGGCTATAGAATACAGTTAGTACAAGATGAGTTTAAAAAGGCATTAGAACAATATAGGAGAGATATAGCCTTTAAAGATAGCTATGTAAGTTATGCAGCTATAGGTAATATTTTATTTAATGTAGATGGGGTGCTTGACTATATAGAATTAAAATTAAATGGAGAAATGAAAAACATAACCTTGGCAGATGAAGAAATACCTATAGTAAATAATGTAGACCTGGAGGTGATATAGGTTGTTTGTGGAAAAGCTAAATAAAAAACAAGAAGGTGTCTATGTAATAGAAGAGGAAAAAACCATAGCTAGTGGCAAATGGGAAGGATATTTAGACCATGACAATGTAAATCACCAAACTATATATATTTACACTGGGCCTAAGCTCACAGGTGAAAAAGTTGAGAATTATTTTATTTCTACACCTTCAGAAACACCATGGAAAACACATTTAAAAGCATTTAGTAATAGTGAAAAAATCTATATCACATATGAAAGCACAGGAGACCAGGTAGAGGCAGAGGATGTAAACCTGGTGCAAGATGGAATAGTGAATGAAATAGAAAGAGCTACAGTAGAAGAAACAAGGATAGACACTAAACTAGATAACGAGATTATAAGAGCCTTTACAACAGATGAGAAATTAAATGAAGATGTAGAAGAATTAAAGGAAATAAAGGCTAACAAAACCTATGTAGATACTGAATTAAATAAAAAATACAATAAAGATGAGGTATTTACTAAGGCTGAAGTATTGAAAAAGATAGAGGAAATAATAGATGCAGCTCCTGATGCTCTAAATACTTTAGGGAAAATTGCAGAGGCATTAAATGAAGACCCAGATTTTGCTGCAACGATAACCAATGAACTGGCCAACAAGGTGGACAAAGTAGAAGGCAAAGGACTAAGTGATGAAAACTATACTCTAACAGAAAAGAATAAGTTAGCAGGAATAGAAAAAGGTGCAAATAAATACACCCATCCCTCTACTCATAGTGCAGATATGATTGTAGATACGTCTAGCAAGAGGTTTGCATCAGACGTAGAAAAGGCCGAATGGAATAGTAAGGAAACACTAGAAGGAGCGCAATCTAAGGCAAATAAGGCTGAAACTAATGCCAAAAATTATGCAGATAGTATTAAACCAACGAAAGTATCAGAGTTAGAAAATGATAAGAACTATGTAACACAGGAAGAACTAGGAGATGCAGGACTTGGTGATATGTTAAAATCCACATATGACACAAACAATAATGGAAAAGTGGATATAGCAGAAAATGCTGAAAAATTAGGCGGAAAGCTCCCAAGCGAATATATGAATGCTGCTCCCTTAACATGGGCTGATTTAAAGGGGGTATAGCTATGTATGGACAATATAAATATGGTGAGTATAGGTATGGTGAAGAAGGCAGTCCGCATGGCCCTGACATAGATAAATGTAATATTGATTTGATGAAATATTTACCCTGGTATGAAAGAAAATCAGAGGTATTTATGGGAATATTAGGCAGTATTGGCAAAGAATTTTGTATCCTGAATTATTATATAGAGGATTTAGAAAAACAGTTTTTTATTGATACTGCGACATGGGGACTTTCTATTTATGAAAAAGAATTAGGACTAAAAACTAATATGAGCCTTACTTATGAAGAAAGACGAGAAATAATTAAAGCAAAACTTCGTGGTAGAGGAACAACAACAAAAGCTATGATAAAGAATACTGCTGAAGCCTTTAGTGGCGGTGAAGTAGATGTAATAGAATATCCTAGTGAATATTGTTTTATAGTTAAATTTATTGGCGTAAAAGGTATCCCTCGAAATATGGCAGCTTTTATAGATATGTTAGAAACTATTAAACCCGCTCATTTGGCTTATACATTTAAATATACCTATACAGTATGGGGTTATTTAAAAGACCTAACATGGGGACAGGCTAAAGGCATGACTTGGGGCGAATTAAAGGTCTATGAAGGAGAGTGATAAAATTGAAATATACTGCTAACTATAATTTAAAAAAACCTGATGAATCAGATGTAGTGAATGTGGGAGATTTAAACGATAACGTGGATATTATAGATACTGAATTAAAAAAAATATATGATAAGGCAAATAATATTACAGTACCTGTTACAAGTGTAAATAATAAGACTGGTGATGTGGTTTTAAATGCTAATGATGTAGGGGCAGAAACTCCCAGTGCTGCACAGAATAAAGCTAATGCAGCCTTGAGTGCTGCTAAGAGTTATACAGATCAAGAGGTAACAAGTTTATCAAATACTGTAAACAATAAAGTAGATAAGGTGGCGGGTAAAGGTCTATCTACTAATGATTATACTGATGCAGAGAAGCAGAAAAATCAAGCAAACGCAACTGAACTCACTAAAAAACTAAACAGAGCAGGTGATACTGCAACGGGAATATTAAAAGCTCATAGCAATACAAGCTATACAGTAGCACAGGTGAGGAATATTATCTTATCTGCTAATGATGCTGATGTGAACTCTATGAAAGATGGGGAGATATGGATTAAGTATAAATAGGGGGTGGAGTAGATGGGATATTGGGAAACAATTGCATCATTAGAAGAACCAATTCACCGGTATAGCTATGAGGCAATGCAGCTACAAGTGTATGGGTCCTTTAATAGTCTTTATGCTGCTCTTGTGTCGGAAGGGTTTAGAAGAAATAGGGCGAATGCTCCCCTTGAACAAGTCATTGAAGGGGTTAGATATAGAGCTTTAGGAGAAGGTATTTTTAAAGAACATGGCGGAGCCGAACCTGAGCGAATTTATGAATATACCCTTGGTATCTATATAAGTGCGAATGGAAATTCGAAAGAGGTTGATTTAACACCTGATGGTGGGTACTATGAAGGGCAAATATATCTACAAAAATATATTCCTACACCACCTTCAACTCCTGCAAGTATAACAGTATCACCTGAAATAGTAAAAGAAGGGGAAAATATTAACATTTCTTGGGGTTCAGGTGCTGATGCAACTTCTTACAGATTAGAAAGAAGTATAAATGTTGGTTCGTGGATTCAAGTTTACAGTGGAAGTTTAAGGGAATACGCTGACACTGCACAGGAAGATTGGAATACTGTAAGATATAGAGTTCGAAGTTACAATGTTGATGGGTATAGTTCGTATAGGACATCTGACGTTGTTAAAGTTATACATTTCCCAGAGATGAAAATGAAAATTAATGGAGTACTGAAAACTTCCGATAAAGGTTGGGTTAAAATAAACGGAGAATTAAGAGAGGTAGAAGGTATCTATACTAAAATAAATGGTGTACTCAGGGAGGTGGAGTAATATGCAAATAGTAAAGTATGATGTAGTAGACAATATAATAACAGTAGGGTTCAAGGAAGATAATTTTGTAGTATATACTCAAATAGCTTATGATGAAAATAAAACTAAACAAGAGTTATTGCAACTAGCCTATATACAGGCAAAATCTTCTATAGACTATGAAAAGACGCTAGATAAACATAGTTTCATTAGTGAAGAAGAGGGAGAGAAATTTATTCCTGATATTCCTAAGCCTACTAAAGTAGATGTAAATTTTAATGAGTTAAAAGGTGAGGTACTAGACCAATATGGAGATGTTTATTCTACTAGTGTAGAATTCTCTATAGAGAGGACTGATAAAGCTAGAATAGAAGATAATACAATCATAGAAGATGAAGTAGAAGAGGATGAGGAATACTTCATAGTTGCTAGATATAATGATTTAGAAGAAAAACAAAAGAGAGTTATCTATGTATCAAAACCTAGTGAGTTAGACTTGTTACAACAACAAATATCTGATATAAGCAGAAATAGTGCTAATAAGCATGAGGTAGACAGGGTTAAAGATGAATTACTTGAAGTACAGGACTTTATCGTAAATCAACGATATCAAAACTTATTAAGCGAGGGAGGAATGTAAAAATGTTGTATAATTTATTAAATAATTTAATCAATGCAGGGAAGTATGAGAAAGAGGACATGACTAATAAGTTAAATGTATTCTTTACATTTAATCAAATCACTGTAGATGAATATCAAGAATTATTAGAAAAAGTCAATACAGCAGAATAACACAAAAAGGGCAATAGACTAGAAATAGTCTTTTTTATTGCCCTTATTATCAACTTTGGAGGTAGAATATGAATGATGAAGTAATAAAAGTAAAAGTATCTGAACATGATGAACTACTCAAAGAACATGGGAAAAGACTTGATAAAATAGAGCAGGATGGTGCTGAATTTCGAGTTCACATTAAAAATTTATGCTCAAAAATTGATGAGCTTACAGGATGGATAAAGGCACTTGTAATTGCTATTTTAGGTTCATTTGCAGGATTTTTTATTTGGTACATTCAAAATATAGGGAGGTGAGAAGATGAAAGTTACACAAAACTTAGTATCTCCATCTAAATATAACATTAAATGCCCTTATGTTATGAATGCTGAATTTATCGTGGTTCATAATACTGCTAATGATGCAAGTGCAGCAAATGAAATTGCTTATATGATAAGAAATGATGATCAAGTATCTTTTCATTATGCCATAGATGATAAAGAAATAGTACAAGGTATACCAGAAAATCGTAATGCATTTCATGCACGTGATGGCAGAAACGGTAAAGGTAATAGAAAAGGATTATCTATTGAAATTTGCTATTCTAAATCTGGCGGACAAAGATTTATAAACGCAGAAAAATTAGCAGCAAAGTTTATTGCTAGTAAATTAAAAGAGAAAAATTGGGGAATCGACAAGGTTAAAAAACATCAAGATTTTAGCAAAAAATACTGTCCACATAGGACACTAGATATGGGTTGGCAAAGATTTTTAAACATGGTACAAGCTGAATTAAATGTTTTGAAGGGAGCTGATAAAGTGGCTGATAAAAACAAACCATCAAAATGGGCTGAAAAAGAGTGGGCATGGGCACAAAAGGAAGGCTATCTAGATGGGAAAAGGCCTAAGGAGCCGATTACTAGAGAGGAAATGGCAATAGTCCTGAAAAGGTTGGTGGATAAAATTGGATAAATTAACCGAGAAGGATCTACAAGAACTATTTAATTTAAAAAAGAAACAGAAGAAAAAAGGAAGATTCTCTAAGTTTATTGTAGTATTAGTAATCCTTCTAAATGTTATTTTTACCACAGGAATATTTTATGTATTTACAAAGGTAGGGAATGAGCCATCTACTTTAATAGTATCTTGGTTTGGATTCACTACTGTAGAACTATGGAGTTTGTCAAAGATTAAGAGGGAGGAAAGCAAATGAATATTGATATAATTGTAAAAGTGATTATACCTATTTTAGGAGCTATCTTGACATATTTGATAGTTCCTTTTATTAAGCAAAAAACCACAAAAGAACAGAGAGATAATATTTATTTCTGGGTTAGAATAGCAGTAGGTGCTGCTGAACAAATCTATAAGGAAAAGGGACAAGGAAAACTTAAAAAGGAATATGTAGTATCATTTCTGCAATCTAAAGAGATTGATATAACTATACAAGAATTAGACGTTTTGATTGAGGCAGCGGTGCTAGAATTGAACAACATTAAATTAGACCAGGATTGATTTCCTGGTCTTTAATATTCTCAAATGCTAAAAAAGGCAAGCCTATATATAAATCGCTTTTAAAGGTCTTTAAATGAGGTGTTAATAGTAAACTATGCCTTAAATTTCACTAATTTAAAGTAATTTTCCCTTGTTGGATATAATTGTTCTTTTTCCCATCTGGCAACAGTTTTTCTGTGAACACCTAATATCTCCCCAAATTCTTTTTGAGTTACCCCTAAGTTATTTCTTAATTTCTTGATTATATTACCATAGTCACTGCTAATAAATTTTAAATAATCATCATAAAGAGTAAAAGGTTCTATTTTGAAAACTTTACAAATTTTATCTAGAATATCTATAGAATGATCTACTAAGTTATTTTCATATCTTATTATAGTAGATCTATCCAAGCCAGATCTATCTGCCAATTCCTCTTGAGTAAAATTATTAAGTAGTCTATAATATTTAATACGAGATCCTATAGTGGATAGATCAGAATTACCTTTCAA